CAGCATCAGAATGCGCGCAGTATCCACCGCAACCGTCTGCGGGCAGGGTGTGCCCCCGCCGTACTGTTCCTTGAACACATATTCGCCGGGATTGGTGCCCAGCACGCGCCAGACGCGCGTTTTCTTAAACGCAATCAGCTGGCTGCCAAAGGAAGTAAGCGCCGTAAAGCTGTCGCCATCCCATGAGGGCTGCAGCACATCGCCTGCGCCATCCTCGGGGATTTCCGTATTGGGCGACCAGTCAAAGGGATCATAGGGTGCGGAATACACCAGCAGATCCGGATCATCCGGAATGCCGCCGCCCCAGATGCGTTCGGCATAGCGTGCGATGACGCCAAACTTTTTGGGGGTGGCAATGGCGCTGACGGCCATGTTATCACCCCGGATGCAGATCATGCCATCCTGGGCGTTGCTCATCAGCAGCACATCCACAGGCGCATCCCGGTCCGCCACGTTGATTTCATATGCCGCCCAGCTCCATACATCGCTGAGATAATTCCGCTGGGTCCATCCATAGGGCATATCCAGCTTCGTCCAGGCTTCGCTCCGGGGCAGCATCCAGTACAGCTGGCCGCCTGCAGCGGCGATCAGCACTTCATGCTGGCCATCCGGGGCATACCAGCGGCGGTACAGCCGCGCCAGCGTCTGGATCGGCGCCGGTGTCTCCGGAGCAAGCAGCGTACACGCGCCCATGGGGCGCAGCATGCCCTGTGTGGTCAGCGCATTAACGCAGTCCGCTGCATAGCGCGGATCCATGCCCACGCTGTCGCCGTACTGCAGCAGCCCCTTGTACTCCGGAATGCGCACCGCAGCGGATGCGCTGTTTCGCGTTACATAGGCCATCAGGCCATCTCTCCTTTCAAATGGGGTCTTACGGAAGCCTCCGGCGGGCCAAGAGAGGCGCCGCCTCTCTTGGCAATCTCTCCGCTTAAGGTCTTCGCCCTTAAGAATCACATCATTTTTACATAGGTATATGATGAATATGTTTCCCGCTCTGCGAAAGCCGCAGCCTGCTTTCCACATCCTCAAAGGCTTTGCGGAAAGCATAGCCACGGTTCTGACGCTGGGCGCTGCCATTGCGGCAGATGAGCCATGTGGCCCAGTCTGCAATGGCCTGATGCGTCCACTCCGGCAGGTTGGGCGTGCTGCGGTCATGCGAAAGCGGCGGGCAGCCGCCGTCCAGCTCGCTTACATGGCGGCCATAGGCAGCCATGACCAGCCGGTCATAACCCTCGTTGATATAGCGGGTCAGATAGGGCAGAAAGTCCTGCACATCCTCGGCGTCGCCGCCGATCTGGAACATGACCTGCTGTTTGATCGCCGAAAGATCCATGCAGATCCCTCCTTACAGGTTGGGATAGCGCTGCTTGAGCTGCATGAACACCGGTACCTTCACATCCACGTACTCGCCGCGGCGGATCTGAGTAACCTTGCCGTTGATGATCACATTTTCGGTCTGATCAACGGTTACTTCCGTGCCGGTCTCCTCCGCCAGCGGCAGAAAGATGCGCACGGTGGGTTCGACAACAACATTGGTTTTCTTCATATTTGATATCTCCTTTCTCAATAGCCAGTAACTCGTGCATCCGGCAAGCCGGGGGCCGTTGCTTGGCCCCCGGCGGCCTTAGATGCACCAATCGGCACCCCCTTTGACCGCGCTATGCGCGGTCAATCCGGGGTCCAGGGGCACTGCCCCTGGTTAGGCGCTTGTGCCATGCTCCACACGCACGATGAAGGCGTCCTGCAGGATAACGCAGGTAAAGCCCTTCACCTTCCACGCGATGGTGCCGCGCTGCTCCAAGGGATCAGCCGCACCGGAAGAGCCGGGCGGGTTGATGATGATCTTGACGTTCTCGCCGCCCATACCCAGCTCGATATCGCCATAGGCGTTCTGGCCATAGATGACCGTGCCGTACACGGGTGCGCCATCCGCACCCCCGCCGGCGGGGGTGATGCTGCCGGACACGCCGCCTTCGGGCATCCAGCGGAAGATGATCTTCTTGTTGGCGGCGTCCACGCGGTCAATGCACATGGGCTGAGCACCCACCTGCACCAGCTTGCCGCTGAGCTCGCGGGCGTCATCGGTGGTCAGGGTTTCGGATACCGTCACACAGCGGCCTGCCTCATCGCAGGCAGCGATGGTCAGCTTGGCCGTGGTACCAAACAGGTAGGCGTCGCCCTTGAACACCTTGGCGTTGGTGCTTTCAAAGAACTTGACCTTGTACATGCAGCCAAGCTCGTAGCGCTCGATCTTGTCCTTGTCCTGATACTTGGCCACGTCAATCCACTGCTCATCGGCCGTCAGGTCATAGATGGCGTCGGGATGCACAATGGCGTGATAGAAGCCGTCCTCAAAGGGCTGGCAGTTGTTGCGGCGCAGGGTGCGCACGGCCTGCTTGATCTCCTCGGGGGTCAGCTTGTCCGCCGCAGTGATGGCGGAACGGGCAGTCTTCTGATTGGCGTACTGCACGTTCATGCCGGCGCACAGCGCGTCGCGGCAGATAGTATCCAGGCTGAGCACCGCCTGATCGGAAAGCAGCTTGGCTACCTCCTGGTGCATGTTATCCAGCTGATAGAAGTTCAGCTCGTCGGTCAGCTCCACATGGCGGCCATAAGGCTTGACCATGGCGGTGAAGGCCGTCTGCTTGATCTCCTGACCGGCAGGGGTCACGCCTTCCTTGAGGGGCTCAGTGCAGGCCTCGTAGGGAATCATACGGCGGAACTGCACATGCTTGCCGTTGTGCTCCGGCAGGGTGCGCTTCTGCGCATCGCGGCCATGCACCATCTCAGGACGGGCATTTTCCACCAGCGTGCGCTCGTAGTAATCCACCACGCCCGGGGCAACGCCACCAGACGTAGTCATGTTCATGTTGTCAAAAAGAGCCATAGTGTGTCCTCCTTCTTATTGGTTGATAGGTTTACGGGGTGCAGGGCTTCGCCCTGCACCCGTGGATTGACCGCGTTTCACGCGGTCAAGGGTTGCGTTTTGTGTTTAGGGTTGCAGCGAAGACCGCCGGAGGTCAAACAACGACCTCCGGCTCGCTTGCGCGTGGCCTCCTTCGATGGGGCGGGCTTGGTATTCGGCATTGTAGGGGCGACTATCAGTCGCCCGTCCTGTTACTCGTGCGAACCAGCCGCTTGGCGGGCGACCACTGGTCGCCCCTACGGAGAACGCACAAGTATGGTACGAAACCCCTCTCGCACCCTTCCCCTTGAGGGGAAGGTGGCAGGCCAAAGGCCTGACGGATGAGGTGGGTACACTGCAAGCCCCTTAGTACCGCATATCCACCTTAGCGCCCCTTTTCAGCATCTCGTTCAGCTTTTCAAACTGCTGATCGTTCATGCCGCCGATGTTCATTGCGCCCGCGCCGCCGTTGGCGGTACGCACAGGAACGGGCAGCTGCTGGGCGGGCTGCATCTGCTTCCACACGTCAATGAAGTCCCATTCACCGCGCAGAATGCGGGTGCGGATTTCCGCATCGGTGTTGTACAGTGCCATCACATCCACCTGTGCAACAGCCTGAATGGTACGCGCCTGGGTGATCAGCTCCTGCGCGCGCATTTTGAGGGCGATGTTCATTTCGGGCTGCTGCACCTGCTGGGGGACAGGCTGCTGGGGCTGCATCTGGGCAGCGGTATCCAGCATGGTTTCCATGGTTGCGTTGGTGTTTTCCATTGGGGTTCCTCCTTTGTTTTTGGTTTGTCATGGCCATGACATTGCGGCGCTGCCGTTTTGGCTGCAGCACCGCGGCTATCAAAAAAGCAGATCAGGAAATTTCTTCGCTTTCCTTCTCTGCTTCGTTGATCATGTTCTGTTCGTCCAGCTTCTGCTGCATCAGCTGGATGGTTTCCTCCAGCTGTGCGCGTTCGGCCAGCAGTTTTTCCACCAGCTCCTGCTGTTTCTGCACACTCTGCTGCTGGCGGCTCATCAGCCCGTCCGCCTGCTGGCACATTTCCTTCAGTTCAGCGTTTTCGGCGGGCAGGTTTTCGTTTTCGCGGAGTACGGGCAGGATGCGTTCCTTGCCCTCCACCTGCAAAAGTTCAAACAGCGTGCTCAGCGGAAAGTACTGCCCGGCCTGAGCGCTCATCTGATAGGCCTGCAGAACCAGTTCGTTCTGCGCCTGCTGCCGCAGCGGGTTGCGCCGCTGCACCTGAACCTGCACGGTATAGGGCGGCGCGGGGAAGGAAGCCGCGCAGAAGTCCTGTCCAAACAGCCTCACGGGGCTCGCGTTGACTTCGCGGCGTTCCTTTCCCTGCCGCCCGGTGATGAAGAACACCCGTCTGCGGTCATAAAACTGGCTGATCAGCCACATGACCTGCGTAACCAGCTCGCGGAAGCCCTGATTGAGTCCCGCGGTACGCAGCCGGGTGATTTTGCCGCCCGCCTCCTGCAAGGCGCTGAT